TCGAATCAATAGACCGAATGCGCCAGACCAGCAGGTCCCAACGACCCTCTTCGATGACTCCAGTGCCGAGCGCCACCAGGTCGGAAGCCACCTCAGATCCAGTGACGAACACGACGCCCCACTTGACTACATCGTTGTCGAGCACATACGAGTCCTGCAGATCGGCGAAACCCTCCAGGCTGTTGAACTCCAGGCCAAAGCCGGCGACCTGTGACACACCGCCATCCTGCCTGACTCTGGCCCACCCCGGCTTGATACCGTCGGGCTGCAGCACGTCGAGGTAATCGTGGCCGCTGATGGTGATCTTGCGCGAGGCAAAGTAGAGCGTGCTGGTGGTGCCATCCCACTCATCCGCCAGCACGTGGACCCACCAGACCAGGTCGTAGGTGTCTGCCTTGTAGCCTGCCGCAGCGGTGCCCGGTAGCGTCCTCATGCCGTGATGTCCCGTGAGGTGGCCAGATCCACGTCCCAGCGGTTGCCGCGGCTTGACTGGGCCTCTGTGATGCCGCTCACATACCGCAGGTTGGTCAACGTCACGCTGAAGGGATCCGTATACGAGAACAACTTATCCGACCAGCTGCACGTCGTCTGGATGAATCCCAGCAGGCTGGCCCAATGCGCCGCCGTGAGCCCACGGAACGCCAGCACGGGATTCCTGCGGTCAGTGCCCCCGGAGAGATCCGCCACGCGATGCCCGCCGCCCCAGGTGAAGCCCAGGACTCGAGCCCCGGAGTGAGCCGGCACCTCTGGGTATTTGGGCGCCTTGATGATGATGGAGGTGGCGCCTTGGGTCAGTGTTACGGTTGTCATGGATTACCTCAATATGGCGTGTAGACCACGCTATCCGTGACGCGATCCGCTTCTACCCGCGCCAGCGCAGCGGCCACCAACTCGTCCAAGTCCACCTCGTCAATCTCGATGATGTCAGACAGCCTGACAGAGATCGGCGCCAGCGGGCCCAGGGTGATCACATCGGCCCATGTGTTGACGCCGAACTCAGCGATGGGAGCCGCCTGGAGGTTGAATACTCTGGACCAAGAAGCGGGGAACATCTGCCGCGCATCCTTGGCCTGAGTCGCCATGTGCTTGAGGGAGCTGGGATCCATCACCGAGCCCCACGTTGTGACGCCAAACGACTCAATAGAATCCTGGCCGATGTTGAACACGCGAGACCATGCTGCGTCGAACATCTGCCGCGCATCGCGGTCCTGAGTGGCCATGTGCTTCAATGACGTTGGATCCATCACCGAGCCCCATGTCGTCACTCCGAATGCCTCAATGCCAGCCCGCTGGACGTTGAACACCCGCGACCAAGAAGCCGGGAACATCTGCCGCGGATCCTTGTCCTGGGCGAACCGATGCTTTAGGGAATTGGGATCCATGATGGAACCCCAGGTAGTCGCACCGAACGCCTCAATCCCCGCCGCGTGCATGTCGAAGACGCGCGACCAGGAGGCGTCAAACATCTGATTCTCGTCTTTCTCCTGGGTGAACCGATGCTTGAGGGAGCTGGGATCCATCACCGAGCCCCACGTTGTGACTCCGAATGCCTCGATGCTGGCGATGTCCAGGCTGAACACGCGAGACCATGACCCATTGATCGCCTGGTTCGGATTCTGCTGATCTGTGGAGCTCAATGCCAGACTGGACGGGTTGACGATGTTGCCCCAAGTCGTGACGCCGAACGCCTCAATGGGCGACCGCTCCAGGTTGACAGCCTGGGACCATGCCGCATCAATCGGCGCCAGATCGCCCATAGTGACCACGTCGGCCCAACTGTCAACCCCGGAGCGAGCGGCTGGCGCCGTGTCGAAGTGCACGACCTCAGACCACGGCACCTCATACATCGGGCCGATATCACCAGAGCGTAGATAGGAGATGTCCACGACCCCGGACCAATGCCACACGCTGAACTCGGACGCGATGTCAACGCGCCCCGTCATCAGCTCTATTACCTCAGACCACGGCACCTCGATCAGCTCAAGCCCTGACAGGTCGAACACGTCAGCAAAGGACCCAGCGACTACGGCAGGATCGCCGCCAGTGGCCACTGTGCCGCCTGCGGAGCCCGTACCGCCTGTCGTAGTGCCTCCGCCTGTCGTTGTGCCCCCTGCGGCTGCCGTGGAGCCTGAAGACGCGGCCAGGCGCTCTCTGCGGATCAGATCAGCAAGCTGGGACTGGAAGTCTTGCCAGACGGCGGACTGTGCGGCCACGTCGCCACCGGCAGCACTGAAGGCCGCAGAGGCGCGCTGGCGCAGCGCCATTTCCTCAAGGTCGAAGGCTGCGCGGGTGGCGCGATCATCCAGGCGCTGGAGCGAGCTATTCCACTCGTCAGTCACATCCACCAGGCTAAAGATGGTGCGCGTCAGATCGGCAAAGGTGGACTCGGGGCCGAGCAGGATAGCAATTTCTTCTATGAAGTCCTCCAGACCCAACGCTCCATCCTCAAATCCTGCCACAAAACCCGGCCACATATCGGAAAAATTACTCACAAGAAGCGCCATGCGCTCGGCATTGCCCGTCCAATATCCAAGCGTCTGCTGGCCACCGACCACATTCAGCGAGTCGATGAACGCCAGCACGGCCTCGTGGGTTGTGCCGAATACGGTCTGGAGGCGCGCGAACTCGTCCAGCAGGGGGGTCAGCGCGTCCTCTTTGGCCTGGCGGTATGCCTCGTTGTTCCCCAGGATCGAGTTGGTCAGATCGATGGTGGTTTGGAGCTGGGAGTTGTAAATCTCCCGCATCCGAATCAGGTGCTGCTCGTAGGCGTCGGAGGCACTGGACAGGTCCCCGAATGCGTCAACTACTCCAAGAAACGAGTATTGCAGCGCCCCTATGTAATCGCCACCAACGAGCGACTGCAGGGAGGCCCCCAATAGCCCCATTTCTGGGTTGAGCTGCGCCATCACATTGACAACCGCCTGGGTGGCCTGGACGGTATCCGCCTTGAGCTGCGCCTCATCCAGCAGCGCCTTGGCAAGCGCCTTGGCAGTTACCCCGGACTCCTGGGCGACAAACGCCGCGGCGATTCTCGCCTCGGCCCGTGTTTTCGCCAGGGCGGTTTCTTCCGCCTGCAACTCGCGGATCGCGTCCCCGCCCACGCCGGTCGCCTGAAATCTCAGCGCCTCGACGGCTTGACTGTCCTGCAGCACGGCCATCTGGACAATGTTGGTCCTACGGGCCACCTCTATCCGATCTAACCCGGATGCTTTTAGATCGGATAGTTCCTGCATCTGCTGCTGGCGCCGCACCTTGCGCAGGTCCTCTCCGATGCGTTCCTGTGCAGCTACCCGCATCTGGTCATTCTGCTCCGACCGCACATCTATGGGGAAGGACGTCGGGACATTAATACCGCCGCCGCGGACCTCAGTGGCGCGGATGGCGGCCTTTAGGGCGGATGCCATCGTGTCGAACAGAGCCAGCTCGGCAGCTTTATCCGGGATCAGGGCAGGTTGGCCGCCAGGGCGCCGGATGTCAGACGGTCCAGAGATACCACCACCAAGCTCCAGCATCCGCAGTATGGCGCGGTCAACGTTTCCCGGTGCCAGCCTGTCATCCCTGGGCACGAGATTAGCCGCGCTGAATCGGGCGTCGAGAGGAGGCGTGGGGGCACCGGGCAACATACCGGCGAGCCCTGCAGGAGTAGAGGCGCGGGCAAGGAAGTTCACAATGCCTTCTACTGAGATGCGCTGACTGAGCAAGTCGGCGAGTTTGTCTATGTCAATGGGCCCGGTGGACCCGCTCCTCATCGGGTCGCCGCTGATGGAAAAAGCGCGATTGGCGGCCTCGACAGAAAGGCCGGTTGGGCTTGCCGCCTGTGGGCCGAAGTAGCCGGAAGCCCGGGACCGCTTCTCTATCTCAGCCGGCGACACGAACCCGGCGCCATCGCCAGTATCCAGCGCGGCGACCACATCGTCAGCGGCCTTAGCAACGCCCATCATGGCCTCCGCCCACAGGTTCGTGACGCCGGTTGCCTCTGATATCTTGCCAATCGCCTGCAGCATGGAGTTAGCCATGGTCGTGGCGGCCTGAGATGCCGTTACGTCCATGGTCTGGAACTCCTCATTGATCAGCTTCGACTGACTCAAGAGCGCGTTGAACACCGTCTCCGTGGTGAGCTTGCCGGCGAATGCCAGCTCTCGGAGCTGCCCGGTAGTCAACCCGAGCTGGTCCTTCAGGGCCTTCATAATGCGCGTGCCCTGTTCGTTGACCGAATTGAACTCCTCGCCCCGGAGCGCGCCGGCGGCCAGACCCTGACTCAGCTGTATGACCGCGCTGCGTGCCTCTTCGGCAGTAGAGCCAGACACCATGAAGCCCTGAGTCAGGGCCTTGGTGACAGCCAGCCGGTCCTTGTCGGATGCGTTGAGCTCCTCGGTGGCTTTCTTCAGCCTGGAATAGAGCGTCACCGTAGCGGCGTATTCAGACCGGGTGGACTGAGCCACCGCGAAAAGCTCGCCTTGCTTCTGCTCGAGCCCCTCCGTGCTGTCGGTGACGAGACGCAGCCTGTTGTTGAGGTTGGTCCACTCGTCAGCATAGCGAACGAGCTGCCTGACAGCCATAGCACCGCCGAGAGCGATGAACGCGCGGGTGGCGAACCTGGCGGCCTTGTCCATATCCGTCAGGGCCTTCTTGCCCTTCTGCGCCCCGCGCTCCAGGTCCCGACCTTCCCACGATGCCTTGATGATCAGTTGCTCGGTGGTCGCCATCTATCGCCCGCGCTTGTGGTGTATCGTCAGCAGATCAGCGTCGCTCACATCCATCTCGTCCGGTTCCGCCTCGTCCTGGAACTCCGCGTCCTCTTTGGTCTCCGGAACCTTCTCTCGCTGCTGCCGCTGCCGCTCACCCGCCACAAACATGATGACCTCTTCCTGGCGGGCTGTGAGTTCATCGCGGCCGGGAGCCAGACCCAACTCCCGGCGCGATAGAAAGTTCGTGGCGAAGACATACTCTGGACTGATGTCGTGCAGCTCATCGTATTCCCCATCGTCCAGCGCCTCAACCTGTGCGTCTGTCAGGGACTGGAGTCTCAGTCCTCGTCGGACGCTTCCGGTAAATCCTCGCGGTCCTCATCCTGGAGGGAGTCCATCTCCTCGAACTGCGTGGAGACAATGGAGACCTTCAGGTTGACCGGGAATCGCGATCTCCAGTCAGGGAGCGTCATGGCGTCCACTGTGGCGCCGTCATCCTGCCTGTGCTGCCATCCCTCGATACTCTCGCAGGTCTTGTCGAAGAAGGTGCACCGCGCCTCCGTGGACAGGTTCCTGGTCTTCCTGCCGCGCTGCTCGAAGCGCGAATTGAGGAGAGCTTTCTTGGCCTTCTCGAAGGCCGGCTCCCCATGCGACGGGAATACCGCCACGATGTGGCCACCGCTCTCCAGGTCTACCTTGACGCGCACCTCCGCGCCCTTGCCTGTCATCAATCCTGCGTTTTCGGTCAAAGCTGCCGCTCCTTCTCGCCCTGATCCCAGAGCGTGGTGGGGGTGATGGAATCAGACCGCTCTGCCAGGCGGTCCTTGTGCTCTGCCAGATGCTCGATCATTTGCCGCAGTTGGGTGTCCATGTCCTGCGTGGGGACGTATCCCAATTCTCTGAGCTTGGAGTGGTCCACCTCGTAATCGTGGGACTCGGACTCTTTTCGAGGGTTGGGGACGTGCTGGATCTCCGACTTGCTCCCGATCACATCCGATGCTGCCTTCTGCACCTTCTGCGCCAGCTCGGTCACATCGTAGACATCCTCAAGCTGGTTGACAACGCGATACTCGCCAGCCGCGGGTGGCTTCTCCAGCAGCAGCGTCATGCACTGCATGGAGTCGCACAGGGGCAGGAACCCGCGGCGCTGGTGGCCGAGGCCATAGGGCGTGATGGGCAGCCCGAGGACAGCCTGGGCGCAGAAACGATTCAGGGCCGTCCCAAACGTCTCACAGTAGTCAAAGCGGGTCACCAGCCGGTCATCGTCCATCATTTCCTGGATCTGAGTCCCGTAGACCACGCCCTGCATCACGTCAGTGGAGCGCATGCCCCACATCCGACAGAAGAACTCCACCGTGGTCGAGTCGATGACCTTGGTGGCGTGGTAGAGCGAGCCGGGCTTGCGCGGGAACTGCATGCCGCCGATGTCGTGCATGGTCTTCTGGGGGCTCGCGCAACGGCCGTTCCACCACATTGATCCGTCTGGGAACTCCCCCTCTGGGATCGGGCAGGCCGGCGTCCCATACTCTCCCATTGTTCCGAGCTTCAGCACGTGCACAGACCGGTCCATGTCCCTGAGCGCCAGCATGATAGCCAGCGTGCCCATGACATTGTTCTCGTAGGTCCGGTAGGCCGCTTCCGGCGAGCGCATGGAGTAGGGCGCGGCCGGCATCTCTGCCAGATGCACCACCGCGTCGGGCTTGAAGTCCTCCAGGTTCTCGCGGATCTCACCCATGTCCGTAACGTCGGTAACATCGACGTCGCCAAGGCCCAGCGTGGATTCCCTGACAGCCCATGGCGCCGTGGGGATGCCACTGTGGCCGCCAACCTCGTGCACCCAGTCCTCGCGGTATCCGGTGTCCGTGCCGCCGACCACATGCCCGCGGGCCGTCAGGTGCACGGCGAGAGACCAGCCGAGGTATCCGTGTATGCCGCAGATATAGACCCTCATGCCAGGGCCTCCTGACCGCGCATATGCTGGAACCACTGCCAGGTGAGGGATAGGCCGTCTTCCAGTGCTACGTATCGGCCTCTCACAGCGTTCGGCGCCTCATAGTCGGAGATGTCACACCCCTCGACATCGGCGCCTGTGATGTTCGCCACTATGGCCGCCAGATCGCGTATGCTGGTATTGCGCCCCGTCCTGACGTAGCCGTCGTCGCCGAACTCCAGACCCTTCTCCAGCGCCAGGATGATGGCCCTGCAGACGTCCGCCACGTAGACGAAGTCGCGCGTCTGTGATCCATCTTCGAACACCCGGAGCGGCTTCCCCTGCAGCGCCGCGCGCATCCACGTAGCCACCACAGACGGCTTGGCCCAAGAGCCGGGGCCGTAGACGTTCGAGAAACGCAGCCCGATGCAATCCATGTCCACCGTGGCCGCAATGCCTTCCGCCAGCGCCTCCAGCGCTTTCTTGGTGGCCCCATACCAACTATCGACCCTGGCGGCTGCCATGGAAGAGGCGTAGACCAGGCTCTTGACGCCCATCCTGGCGGCCGCCGTCAGCACCTCCGCGCCCACGTTTACCCGCGCCGCGCGGATTGGGTCGCCATCGCAATCTGCAACGCCGGAGACTGCTGCCAGGTGGATTACCGCGTCAACCGTATCCAGCCCTCTGTATAGAGCGACCACGTCCACAACGTCCCCAATGACACGGGGGATGCCCTTTTCTGGTTCAACGAGATCATACACGATAGGCTCGTGACCCCTGGCCTGCAGAGCCGGGACCAGCGTCGATCCGATGAAGCCGGATCCGCCTGTGACGAGGATGCGCATTGCTGCCTCCTGCGCTGTCCGTGCGGGTCTATTTGTGCGGAGTGCACCTATGGACCAGCGACGGGGTGATGATGTTGTGGTTCCCGTGGTCCGGCAGCTCAATCGCCTGGCGGCGGGTACTGGCCGGACACTAGTAAGGGTGCTGCTGGAAAGGTCGCCAATTCTGGCTGATCGTGCAACTACTTCTGGCGGTCGCGGTGATACCACCGCTTGAGATACCGCGCGTTGCTGCGGGCGCTGGCCACGTCATGGCGCTTTGTCCGGGGCTCCGGGTCAGCTCGGAACCACAGATACAGACGCCGCCACAAGGGCAGTTTCTGCCGGACATACCGGGCCGCCTCATTCTTCGCAAGGCGGTTGATCTGCTTGGCGCGCTTGGCCCTCATGGGTTCCTCAGTCCATCAGGTCGCAGGCCCCATTTCTCACCGAACATTGCCCGGAAGTCCTTGAACCGGCCCGATCTGAGGGCGCTGTATTCCGGTGGATCCCGCGGCCCCCCCTCGGGGTCGTGGATGATCAGCGGCCCCGGGTGGTATCCGACCTTCAGGGCCTTCATGTAGGCCATCAGGAACCAGTCCTCGTGCCGACAGACCTTCAGCTTCTCATCATACGGGCACAGCGCCAGGGCCTCCCGGGTAGCGGCGAAGAAGTTCATTATGTAGTGGGCGTGGATCGGAACCCTGAGATCCTTGATGTTGATCGCCCACATGATGACCTCGCGGCCGTTTTTGTGGCTCTTGATCTCGAACGTGCCCACGTATTTCTGTAGCGCGCCGCGGAACCGGCGCATCACGGCCCCGCCGAGCACGTCAAAGGTCCCATCGTCCAGGTGGGGTGCAAAAAGACTTATGTCGGTCTCGTGGAACACGTTGTCATCGTCGCAGATGATCACATATGGCGTGGTGATGATGTCGCGGATGGCAGTGTTGTAGCAGGTGCCGATTCCCACATCATACGGGAACCGGTGGTAGCTTGTGCGAAGCCTGGAGACGTCCTGGGACTTGAGCGCCTTGTGGTCTGGGCCATCGTCCACCACCACGACAGGCATGGCCGGGTATTCCTTGCGCACAGACTCCAGCAACCGTAAGCACTTCTCCGGGCGCCAGATGGTCTTGATCAGGAGCGTGAATTGCTCACACATTTCTCGGCCAGTTCCATCCATTGTGCGGCCCGGTGGGTTGTGGTGTGACGCGACTTGACCAGCTCGTGGCCGGCCTCTGCGATGTCTCCAATATAGGCAGACTCACCGACGATGCCGCCGATCTGCTCGGCAAGGGCACTTCCTCCAGGGCCAATGGGTATGTAGTGCTTGCCCGGCTCGAATCCGAGATCCGACATCTCAGGGGTTGAATTGCACAGCAGCGCCGTCCCAGCCCCGGCGATCTCGTAGTATTTGGTGACCGTGTAGTTGTAATCGGAGCACGTTGCCACCGACATCATATACGCCGAGAGGAATGTGGCGTAGGATGCCCCGCGCGGGCCCGTTTCCCCCTCTGGCGTCTCTTTCGGTCGGGGTATCTGGGCATACCAAGGATAGCGCGCCAGCGCGTTGTGCACCTCCTCTCGTGCCGGATATAAACCTCCGCCCCGCTCTCCGGTCATCAAAACCCCTGGCGTCCTGCATTTCCACGCCACCCGTGGGTAGAATACCTCCGGGTCATAGCCATAAGGCAGCCACCAGCCCCGCGGTAGATCGGGCCAGAAACGGTTCAGGGCATCGCGGTAGACATACCAGACGCCTATCCCCAGCCGCTGTGCCGTCTCGTGGACTGTCCGCACCAGAGTCCCGTGCTGATCGGCCATGAGGCAAGCCTTGCCGCCTTTGCACGCCTCCCAGGGCTCCCACATGAACGCCGCCAACAGATCAGTATAGACGAAATCGAAGGATGCCATTTCTCCCCTGGTGACCATCGGCGGCGCCTCGCTTGGGTCACAGATAGCACCCCCAGCCCATGCCTTGATAGGATTTGGTGTATCCCGGACTTTGACCACGCACTCCCAGCCGGCGCGCTCCATGGCCTCCATGGCCTTCAAGCGCATGGGATCGAACCACTGCAACGCTCTCTTGCTTCTGTCAACCGTCAGCCATAGGACTCTCATCTTGATTCCCTGACAGCAGCTTCCACGAGTTCCATCCATAACGCAGCACGGTGCCGGATGGTGTGGTTGGCGATCACGTGCTCCATCCCAGCACTGGCTATGTCCTCCGCTCGCGCATCGTCGCGCACAAGCTCATCTGCAATGGACTTGATGTCGCTACCCTTCTCGATCAGCTCGTAGTGCTTGCCAGCCCGGAAGCCAAGCTCGGCCATTTCCGGCACCCGGTCCTGTAGTAGCGCGGTCCTGCATGCCAATATCTCGAACGTCTTGCAGAGCGTGTGCTCGTTTACCGAGCAGCATGACGCCCCGGCGATGTAGGAAGACAGCCACCGCGCGTAATCGACACCACGCGGGCCCGTGGTTCCGTCCTGAACCTCTTGGGGGCGCTCGATATAGTGGAACCACGGGAGGCCCTGAAGAGCTGCCCTTGTCGCCCACCGGACCGGGTATCCGCCCCGGCTCAGTGCCCCACTCAGTAACACGCCACGCTCGCGCTCATCCCACGGCACGAGGGGCTTGAACACCTCCGGGTCGGCAGAGAATGGGAGCCATCGGTATGCCGCTCCAGGGAAACGCTTCTTGAACGGCGCCTGATGGGCAATCCAACTCTCACCGCCCTCCTTCGTGGCGCGCTTGATCCTATCCTGCCTGATGGGCCCGTGCGTGTCGTCAATAGATTGAGCCCAGACGCCGCGGTATTCCGTCCACGGCTCCCACTGGAACGCGCTGCCAAAGTCGGTATAGACGAGGTCGTAACTATTCAACTCCCCGGCGGTTGTGATGGCCGGGCACCACGCCTCATCGCGGTCTGCCTTATTCAGCCACCAACCGCGCGGGTTGGGCACGTCGCGCATTCGCACGTCGATATCCCACCCAGCAAGCTCGGCCTGCTTGGTGCACTCCTCTCGGAGCGTGAGAAAATATTGCATCACTGCGGTAGTCTGGTCGATGGTGAGCCACAGGACTCTCATGGGGTGACCGCCTCGCCATTGGTGCCGTAGATGGCCTTGTATTTCTCGATGATGACCCCGTCAACCTCCTTCGCTATCATGCGCGCAGCATCGTCGCGGTAAGCCGCAGAGGTTCCCGAGACGGCGCTTATCGACTCCATCTGCCACCGATCCAGCTCCCCCTGCTCCTCTGGAGTGAGACTGCCCCTGTGGGACTTGGCGATAAGCTCAGCCAGTCGCCCTGCGTTCATGGGATCGCCTTTCACTCTGGGCGAGTTGTGCGGCGTGCAGCGTCGAACACTTTCGTCTCGCGCGGATCCACCACGGGCTTGTCCGCCATGATGCCCAGCACTCGCCCAGGCTCCCGGATGATCACCACTACGATCCATGCTAAAGCCCAGGCAGCACCTACAATCGCAACTGCGTCCCCGATGGTCATATCTCGCCCCTGTATTCCAGAATGAGCCTCGACAGCGTAAACGTGCACCACTCTGCCAGGGCGTGCCGGATCTCCTGCTCTCGTAGGATCTTGACCTCTCCGTGGCGCGGCTGGTGGTCTACGGCCATGTGGTGGTCATGGCATGCCCGGTAGACCAGGAAATCCGTCTTGCGGTTTGACCCGTGCTCAATGTGACAGGTGTCCGCCGCCTGGAGGGTGCAGAATAGGCACTCCTGGGACTCTGGGCGCTTGGCGAACCATTCGAGCCACCTGGGGTCGCGGCCATGATCACTCGGCATTCTCGAACTCCTCGCGGAGATCGAGGAGTTCGTGGAGCGTCTTCATCGTTGTCGCCTTGTGTACCATGCCTCGGCTCGTCACGAAATCCCAAAACGCAGGGTTCAGACTGCACAGACCCCCGCCGCGCGGCACCTCCAGCGCATCAAAGAGAGACTCTGGTATTTTATCCGGTGGAGATATCTCCCAGAGGTCTGCCCTGGCCTTGGTGATCAGTTCCGCGCTCATGATGGCTCCCCACTCTCCCACATCTCCAGCCCGACAACGCGCTTGACGCCATATTTCTGCATCAGCCCAGCGCGCCCGAGATGGATCCCCTCGGCCCGCATGGCGTCGTAAGCCGGCATGGCATCCGTGGGCCCATGGTTGACCATCGAGATACCCGTCACACCAACGGGGTAAGCATCGTCCCGGAGAGAGAGGCACAGGTCCAGATGGTGGCAACTGGCGAGATTGGGCGACCACCCGCCGCGGTTGAGGATGGAGCTTGTGCGGGCGACGTAGTGAGACGAGACGATGCTGGCCGGGGCGACGCTGACGCCGGGGTCCCAATCCACAGGAGCCAGCCGCAGTTCCATGTCGTCGCTGTCGTCGGAGGTCTTGGCGATCGACGCGATGGCGATGTCTTGCCGGATGGCGCTGGCCTGACCCGCGGTCTTGGGTAGATCAAGGACGCGCCCAGAGACGAGAGTGTATCCGCCAGACTCGCAGACCGCCGCCAGCTTCTCGATAGCGATCATGGGCGACATGACCCAATCGTCCATTAGGACGGTGAAGTATGGGGTCGCGACCAGGCTCAGGAGCTCTCTCAGGCAGGCGCCCATGGGGTATTCCCGCTCCACTGGGATAGTGAGGCACCCATCCGGGATGTCCTGCCCTCTGACGTATCCACCATCAGATGCATCGGCGATCATCAACGGCATCCGCCGATTCCCCCATGAGTCCATCAGCCGCTGGAACGCCGACACCCTATGCGACGTGTAGAGCAGTGCCGTCACCTGGCTGGTCATCATGTCGGGCGTTCGGCCCCGGGCGATGATCTCGGCGGCATCCTGCGCAACGGGGGGAGTCTTAAGCATGGGAGTCACTCCGGTTGAGATGGTGTATGTCCGCCGACGTGCGCGGTATTTCGAGCCATTCCAGCAGGTCGTCGGTGTATTGGGCATCTGACAGCCTCTCGGCGTCCACAAACCGGACGATATCCGGCCACTGGCAGGCCAGCCGGCAGGCTTTGTCGTAGTAGCCTCTGACGTAATCCAAGGCAGACGTGTGGATGGCCGCGAAGCCGTCAACGAGGGAGAGCTTGGACCAGTAGTCCGTCCTGACCATCGATGTCACCACGTGCGAGACGGGACGCCACAGCACGCAGATGCGCCCCGGCTTGTCCGCACCGTCAACCAGGATGTGCAGCCAGTAGGGACCAGAATCCACCACAGCTTTGGCATCAGTGGCCTTGGGATCCTCCAGAAGGTCCTCCACGCGAGCCCAGGGCGCCCGTATGCCGCTGCAGCCTTCCCGGCCATGCGGATACACCGGGCATGAGTGCGTCGCCACCACGCCGTCCTGTGAGCCCAGCAGGGCAGCGAACGACGCGGAGCCACAGCGGCCAGGGCCCAGCCCGATGATTGCCCGGTTCATAGCTTGGCGATGTCCTCTTCTGAGATGATGTTGGCGGCCTTGTATCGCCCCGAGTTGGCCTGGGCGTTGGACTTGTCCGGCTCAGGGTGCCACATGTGGATTAGCGGCTGTGGGATGCGCTGCACGTTGACCTTGGCGTCCAGTAGCTTGGCGAAGAAATCCCTATCGAGGGATCCCCAGCCGACATACGCCTCAGAGTGGCCGCCGATCTTCGCGTATAGCTCGGGATCGATCCAGATACAGCCGCCCTGGGAGTGGTATGGCGTGCCGTTGAGATTGCGGATGTCGGAGTGGGGCCCGGTGTGATCCCGTAGCCTCCTGGTGGACTCCTGGTCCAGATAGAAGGCGCGGTCATAGGGCAGCACGGCCCCAGACCAGTTATCGGCCTCGCGGGATTGCCGAATGGCCTTGACGCACTGATCCAGCCAGTGGTCGCGGACCCAGATATCCGCATCCAGCAGACAGAGCAGTGTGGGGTGACCCAAAGCGCCGCTGTCGTCGTTCGGTGTCCCCTCGAACACCTCGGCACGAACGCCAGCGTTCAGCGCCCTGGCACGCGAGAATGGCGTCTCCCCGTCGCCTTCTCCCACGGGCACATGGGCCACCCCAAAACTATCGAGCATCGCGCGGAGGCGACACTCGTTGTCATGTTCGGCCACGACCGCCTCAATGAGTGCATCCGTCTTGTATGCTGCGGCCCTCAATGCCGTCAGGCACGCGCACAGGTTGCGCCATCTCTCGTCGCCAGAATCTCTGACCCGCGCCGGTATGACGACTCTCACGCGCTCACTCATCACTCGCCTCCTTGCCGTGATCCATGACCGACTCCACGGCGTCATCGTGGGACGTGCCGCGCGCTGTGGCAATCTGGTAATCCATGATGGCCTGGGCGAGGACGGCCGGGTCCTGGTGGCGGTCGGCGATGCGCTGCATGGATAGGGCCTGTAGGTCGCCGGGTGTATCCGTCAGCACGCCCTTGAGGATCGTGCGGAAGGTATCGGCCTCGCCCAACTCCAGCACGAGCGTTGCCGCCTCGACGGTGCCCCGGTGGGCGTTCTTGGCTTCGACGGCATGAGAGTATGCCTTGAGCGCATTGTCCCGGCCCTGCTGGACCCCCCCTGCATTGCCCTGCTGGAACGCATAGATCGCCGACGCCTTCCAGGACCGACCAACGAGCAGCCAGTATTTCTCCAGCTCCTCGGGGTTCGTCAGCTTGCCATGATCCACGGTGGACAGGTAGTCCAGCGCCTGCTTGGGGTCACCGTTGCGGATGATGGCATACTCTGCCAGGTAGAGCGTGTAGTGCGGCTCGTCGGGGTCCTCGCGATGGCCCAGCACCTGGAGGGCGAAATAGTAGTCCTGGCCGGTGGGACTGTGGACAGCGGAGACACCGTGGTTGTGCACGGCTATGTCTGCCGTCTGAGTCACACACTCACGCGACCAATACAGCCCCTCGTGGACACGGAAGCGCCATGCCACCTCACGGCAGTTGCGGACCATGCGGGAGCGGGTCACGCGAAAGCCGTGACCGTATCCGGGGATCTCTTCCTCTGCAGGACGGTAGCTCGCGCCGATGAAGGTGGGGAGGGATAGGTCGTCCACCTTGCCGGCCTCGGCGATGGCGCGCAGCTGGCCGGGCTCTGGGATCACCTCGTCAGGGTCCATCCAGACGATGTATTGGCCGCGGCATGTGGAGAATGAAACGTTGCGGGCCTTGGCAAAGTGGTGCTGCCACTCATAATGGACAACGCGGGCGCCGAGATCCTTGGCGACCGAGGACGTGCCATCCGTGGACCCAGTGTCCAGGACCACCACCTCGTCCGCGAACTCAAACGCAGACGGAATCGCCCGCACAAGGTTTTCGGCCTCGTTACGGGCGATCATAGCTACAGATATCAGGGGTTTACGGCGGAGAATCTTCCGGCTCACGGGCTGCCTCCTTGAGCTGGTGCGTGCGGGGAGTTCCAGGACGCTGCAGGCATCCTGTCCACGGGGCTAATATATGGCACCCGCCCGGAGAAAGCCAACGATAACTTGGGGGTGGGGCGGGGGAGCGGAGCGGCAGCAACACCCGGCTCCCCCTGCGGCACCTCCCCGGCTGCAGACCGGGGCGCCCCCGTGCCACTTACCCGGCGTAAGCCGTCTGCGTGTTGAACACGTCCAAAACCACAGAGCCGTATGTGGCATCCTGCAGCACGTGGAAGACGATGGTCTCGATCATCCTCCCGCCCTGCTCGGATACGTCGCGGTCCTGGATCTGCAGCAGCGGAAAGATCAGGTTCATGCCGTAGTAGAACCCCGTCTCGATCTCCGCGCCCTTGGCCTTGCACTGCAACGCCACCTCGGTCTGATTTGCGACGTAGGGCCGATAGGTCTCATCCTGGTAGAGCCTGACCAGCGTCAGCGTCTGATCCCTCGCCAGTCTGTCGTCACCGCCGAACTTGACCCCGGAACCGACCTCATACAGGAAATCGGTGTCCATATTGTTGCGATACTGCCAGTCCAGCGAGATGACGTTCGTGCTGTCGGCAGTGGGGCCGCTCGTCAGCTCGCTGGTGGCAAGGTCCAAGTCATCGCCGGTCGTGCCGGTGTAGGTGGTGGCGTCGAACCATACTGCCGCATTGGCCGCATTCAGACCACCCTCTGCGATAGCGGCCGTGGAGGCGGTCCCAGCCACCTGCGTCCCAGAGCCATAAGCCTGGCCGGTGAGGTTTACGTAGCGATTCGCGCCGCGCTGGAAGGCTATCCCGAACGAGTCGATGAACAGGCCGGAATACTTGATCTGATTGCCACTCGCCAGCAACCCTTCGAGCGTAAAGCTAGGCTGGGGCGCGAGCGTCTGCGGGGTGATCACATGCTTGTATGTCGTCGCGGCGACCGTCGCAGACACCGCACTGCCCAGAGCATACGCGGCGGTGAATGCCAGGGTATGCGGCTTGACGCGATTCTGAGCGAAGGGGAGCGACACGCTCTGCACCAACAGCTCGGCGTCAGATGCTTCCTCGGTGCCGCCGATGTGGTCCTGATCGTTGACGGTCTGGACCTCATCGTTCGAGATCACACCCGCGTTGAAGTTGATCTGGGTCTCCACCGCCTGGGCGGTGTCATACGCCGTCTCTTTGGTGGCAGAACTTACCTGCATGGTGCGCAGTCTGTCGAGATTCGTGGTGCCCATGTTCAGTCCTCCGATATGATGAGAGAGATTCGCACAGAGGCGGATATCTCGATCAGTCCACGCAACACGTTGGAGTTTTCCGACGTGGCGCCTGCGGCATAATCCACATTGGTGATGGTCACCAGGACGCTGCCGGGGTCGGCATCCTCCAGGGCGGCCGGTAGGCTGTTCAGTTGCTTGTCGGGGTAATGCTGCTGCTGGAGCACCCTGACGGCTCTCTGGCCGTAGTATTTGGTGTCTTTCTTGACCTGCGGGAGCGTCCCGCCTGTCGTGGCGATAACGATAGCGGCGTCGTAGGTGTAATCAACCGTACCGCCGATACTCTCAACCACCGGAGCAGACTGACCCAATACTTCGACGGCGACGGCAGGGAGTTGGTTGGACTGGTAGGTCCCCACGTCCTCACGCAACTCCTGCTCCCATGTGGCTATGGCCAGCGCTCCGCCCGTTCCAAGCTTGGCGTCGGCCTGCATGGCTTCCACGGTGTGCTGCTCGATCAGATTCCAGATGTCGTCAGAAGTGAATGCCATCAGGACGACCGCCCCGTCTTGGCGCTTCTGCCCACGTGCTCGGCGAATATCCGGCCGATGACATCAGCGTCTCGCGGGACCTCGAAGAAGAGGAACCTGCGGAGCTTGTTCTGGAAGGCAGCATACCTGACGCTCTGCGGGCCGAGCTCCATGGCGTCGTCGGTCTGCCTGACCACGAGCGCCGCCGTGCTGCGCATCCGCATGGCGTCCTGCATCAAGGCGTCATTGCGCTTCAGGCGCGTTCCAGACGGCCTCTTGCGCCCCTGCACCCTACCGGTGACCCGACTCATCCTGGTGCCGTCTCTGCGGTAGCCTGGGGCCACCCGGGGGACGCCGCCCCACGCCGGCACGGTGACACCAGACTTGCGGGTATACTGCTTGTTGAATGGTCCCCACTTGACGCCACGGTGAGTGCCGCCCCTGCGCAATTTCTTGAACATCGTATCGGTCCGCACGCGCATGTATTGCGCCGACTCCTCAAACGCCTGCATGGGGGCCTCTGCGTAGGCATCCAGACCCCGGAGCATCTCCTGGACCTCTTTGTCATCCACCTCGATGCCGCGCCGCTTCACGAGATCACCCATGCCCCGGACAGGGCCACGTCATAGGTCACGTCTGGCCGGGCTTTGGCGAGAGTTCCACCCTCGGCGATCTGGAGCATTGAGCGGGCGTGGTCGAAGTAGGACATGACCAAAGCGTCCTCGGGATTCTTTCGTAGGATCTGCAGGGCGATCCCGGCGCCGTAGTAGCGGCACGCCTGTCTGACCAGTTCCGGGGGCCCGAAGATGATCTCGGCATTGTCCGGGAACTCATCCTCTGCGATGGGCTCATACGTCACGACGTTGGAGCCGTAACCGGTGACTCGATACGTGCGAGTCTCGGTGGACTTGGGGTTGATATCGTCGTCTGTGGCGTTCCACTGATGGGCGAGCACGGGCCGGAACAGGTCGCCGGCTGCGGGGTCGCCTGTGCCGCCGTCAATGGTGACCGTCGTATCCCCAATGGCGTGATCGGTCTGATTCACCAGCCAGCCCGTGGCGTCGTTGGCGGCCATCGCGGAGAAGGGAGACAGGTCGGGATAGACCGAGTCAATCCACGCCGTGGCCGGTCTCAGCAGCTTGGCGTCCTGCTGCGCCGTGCTCGCTATGGGAGAGCCGGTCAGCGACTCCAGCAGGTCCGTTACATCCGCCCGGGAACAGTAGAAAGCGCCCATGGTCTACCTGAACAGACGGGCGCGGATCGCCCGGAGACGTGCGTCAATGATGGCCAGAGCACTCTTGCGCTTCTCGATCATGCGCAACCGCTCCAGGATCTCCTGATCCTCGTAAGTAGCAACCACTGGACCCTGCTCGGCTACGGTCATGCCGGCCATACGGTCCACCTCGACCGTGATCACGATCTCGCGGGGCGTCAGTGGCGCGGTGGGCGTTTCGACATCTGGCGCCGTCTCTGCCGCACTGGCATCTACTGGCGTTGCCGGCCGCGGCACACCCACATCAGGCGTCCAGCGGGTCATCGTCTCCGGGTCCCAATCCTCCAGGTTGATCACCTGGTAATCGCCGGCCTTGCCGGGGTCTACGATTTTGACTGTGGGGCGTGGCATTGCTGCCTCATCGGATGTGGGCGCCCCCGCGACTGGAGGGCGCCCGTTGCTTCGTGTGCTGCGGCTTATCCGAGGATTCGTGCGGCGAGTTCGGCCCGGACCAGCTGGGCCCCATACAGGATGTCGAAAGACCACCGCGTCTGCTTGTGCTGGCGGTTGACCTCAAGCCGGAGCGTCAGCCCGGAGATGTCATCGGTGCGAGCCATCACAAGGCTGCCGAGCCCCTCGGCGGCGGTATCCTCCAGGGGCCGGGTCGCCAGGGCGAAGGCGTCGCGGTGGAAAAACATGTTGACCGCGTGCGTTGCCTGGAACGTGACTACCACGTTGTTGGCCACAATCTCACGGAGGGCAGGACTGAAGGTCAGGCCCGTGATCGCGTTGGCGTTGGCCGTGGTCAGGTTGGTCGCCACGTAGGTGCCAGAGTGACCGGCGAAGCTGAACACATCGCCAATCGCCACCGTCCCCGTCAGCGTGGTATGGTCGATGTTCATGGTGGTAACGGCAGCAGCCAGCGCGACGTTAACCAGGGCCACCTTGGCCGCTGTACCGTTGGCAATCGTGCCGGCGGTATGGCTCGGGACATTCTGGTCCATGTGCCAATCGGCGCCGATGGTGCGTCCGATCTGGCCCAAAACGTTACCGGTCTGGTCGCCGCGGTAACTCGCATCCTGGAAGTTGCGCAGGTTGAGCGCGTTGGCCTCGGCGTCCTCGTTGATCACGACAAACCGGGGGGATATCGGCGCGAGGTTGCGCGCCAGCTCTCGCCGGGCGTTGATGGCCGCCGACAGATCCGAGGAGAAGGGCGTGGTGCCACCCGTGCCGCCGAAACCGTAGACGCCGAGATACTTGCCGAAGATGTAGGAGTCAACGTTGTTGGCCAGCGACTTGGCGGCCTCCGTCACCTGCATTGAGACGAGCCCGTCCATGGCCTGCGTCTGCTCCTTGTCGGAGAGCACAAACGGGGCCTCATACCACTGGTCTAGGGCGATGGACACACTGGTAGGACTGAGATCGACAGCAGACTGCACCGTGGCCGCAGGGACTACTTCCTGGGCCGCGATAGCAGACGGGATCGTCACATCGACGGTGGAACCCTTGACATCCGGGGTGGGGGAGTAGCCCAGATTCACGAGCCTGGGCATGATGGAGTTCTCACGGAGGGCAACCAAGCCCTGGGCGAGAATCTGGGGGATCACTTCGGTCAGGGACTGTGTCACGGTATCTTCCTCCGTGTGAGACGTGATGGCGACTATGTCGCTGTCAATCGCTCACGTCGGAGGGGGTGCCACTGGCACCTTGCCGAGCCCCACTGGGGACGGCCCGCGCGTGTTTGTCACCGGGGTGAGATGCGTCGCCCTGCACTACCCCTCTGGGATAGTGCCCCTGACCCGCCGGACCAGGGGAACAGGCTTATCATCGCCCCGAGGCGATGCGGTTAAGCTCTACCTTGGTGTCTGGACTACCTTCTTCTTGCCGCTTGCGATGTCGTCAACGGATGAGTTGAACCCCTGCACGTCGCGAGAATCAATAGTGCCAGGCGCCGGTCCGCCGCCGTCCTTGTTGCCGTCGCCACCGCCACCCGACGATGGCTCCCAGCACCAGGAAATCTCCTTGAGCGCGTCCTCTGCGACCCACTCGTCAATCTTGCGATGGGCTCCTGCCGCGGTGCGACTGTATACCGTCTGGCCGTTGACTACCTGCCTCAACTCGCCTTCTACCGGCACCCAGCCTGCGGCATAGGCTTTTGCCACAAGGGCATCCTCTGCGCCTGCCTGCAGCTTTCCAGCCTTGTTGCCGGCGCGGATGATCGCGTCATCGCCTGTCACCTTCTGCAGCGCGGTATCCTTGTCGCTGAGCTGCGTGGTGAGCTTCGCAAGCTCCTCCGTAAGGGGTCCGACGGCTTTCGCGATCTCCTGCGTCATGAGCGTATCGACATCGCCCTTCTTCAGCAGGTCGGCACGGTTGAGCTGCTCCTGGGTGTCCGCCAACTCCTTAGCCTTCACGGGGTCAATACCGTCAAAGCGCGCCAGACTCTCGCGGTTCGTGGTCAGCTCAGACGTCAGGCGCTCATTGTTCGTGCGGAACTCATCGAGCTGTGTCCGCGGCACGAATCCGCGCGGGGCGCCCTCCAGGTCAAGCACGAACTTCTGATCCTGGCCTTGAACGTAGAACCCCCGCTGGCCCTCTTCGACGTCCTCCAGGTTGTCGATCACGGTTTTGATCTTGGCCATTGCTCTCTACTCCTGCTGCTGGGGGTGCTGCCCCCCGTGGGTTGTCGTCAGTTACCCGGTAAGATAGCGGATCAATCCAGCATGGGCAAGCGGCTTACCCTTCCTCGACCAGCGACTCGCCTGCGAACATGCCGACCATATAGGTCGCCGTGGTGCTCGTCATGCGGATGACCTTGGTGCCCACCGGGAGCATCGTGCCGGCCGGGACGCCGTAGAAAGTCACGTTGCCGGTGGCCATTGCCACCACGACATCACCAGCTCCACCGACGTAGACAGCCGAAGTGGTGCGCGGGAACGTGTGGTCCGCGGCACTGATGTCCACGGACTGCGCGGTCATTGCTTTGAAGTAGCCTTCCATCTCGTGCTCCTCGGTTAAATGCTATCGTCCAACCACTCGGGTTTGACAGCCACCAGCACCGACCGGCACAGGTGGAACTCTGGCCACAATCGTGGCGGCTTGCCTACGTCGGACCGGGCCCAGGCATCCAGGCCCATGGGATCGAGCCTTGACGCCCTGATACAGATGTCAGTTGTCCGCGAATCCAGGGGGTTGGTATTGATCCACAGCGCGTCAGGCCCCAGAGCGCGCTCCCCGAGCGTCTCGTGGACGTTGTTGATGATCTTCGCTGACTCAACCCTGGCTATGGCGTTGGCCCTGGTGGCGATGCTCCGAGTGTAGGGCCTGCCGTTTTTGCCCACCACCGTGATGGGCCTGATCCTGCCGCTCTTGATGATGCGCTCGGCGAGTGACCCCGGACCCTGCAGCGGCAGCTCCTCGGCCACGGCGTCCAGCATCGTGCGGCGGAACCACTCCTGCACATCGTCGCCCACCGTGCCCATGATCTGGTAGACGTCCTCCGTGCCCACCCTGAGAGCCGATGGAATGCCCCGGGGGACATGCGCAAAGACGGCGTCAACCTGATCCTGGCTCAGCCATGGGACGCGGAGATTGGCGCGCGTGATGGCGTCGCCGCCCTTCTTGGCCGCTTCGACCATCGGGCCGGTCCACTCTCTGCCGGGTCGGATGATCTCCCTGCGGACTGCGACGTTGAACTGCTCCGCTATCCGGTTCGCGCGCTCGATATTCTTGGTAGAGCGGACGATGTCCCCGCCCTTGGTGTCCAGCGAGTAGAATAGCCGTGCTTCGACTGCCAAGGCTCGCTCGGCCTTGGAGAAGATCCGCCTTAGTTTGGCCTCCTGGGGATCGACAAGCTGGCGCTCCACCCGTTCCCGGGCGACCTCAACCTGTGCGACCAGCTGGGCAATCGAGAAGGGCATTTAGTCCCCGTCCTGGATCCTCTGTGCCGCTTCGAGCCCCGCGGCGGTGTCCGCTGATCTTGCCTGCAGATCGCCATCCTGGTCGTTTTCGATGTCCTCCTGCTCCGTCTCAGCGTCTATACCTGGCCGGGTCAGTTCGCCGCCCTGCAGCAGGTAGTAGAAAGTGGCATAGCTGATCATGCTGTTTTGCTGGAGCGTCATGTATGCCAGCGCCTGCTCTGGGGTGAGCGTCGCGTCGATGTAGTCGAGGTTTGGCGTGACTTCGATGTCTTCGGGATCAGCTCCGACCCAGTCGGCGTGATCCTTGAGCACCAGGGTCATCCCTTGGGCCATGGTCTGGGCCACCACCCGCAAGGACGACTGCTCACCGGTATGGCGCATCTTGACCGCCCCGAGCGTCTCGGCCTGGGATGGCGTTGACTCCAGCATCCTGCCGCCCAATGTAGCCATATAGGCCACTTTCGACGCCATGGCCTTCTCCAGCCCGATGGGGTCGGCACCCTGGAGAATAGAGCCCTTGGCGTCGTGATCCTCTGACGTGACAGCTCGCTTGGACCCCAGGATGATCTTCTGGCCCACCGGCACGCCGAAAAAGGTATAGATCGGCTTGATCCGGGATACGGCCGTCTCGTAGTCTGCCGAGTTGCGATAGTGAGCGAAATTCTGGTCAGCCAGGCCCAACAGAGGGGGCTTCTCCGCGCCCACCTCAGTGTTGCTGGCATTGATGATGGTCAGGGGGATCTTGTTGAGCCTGGACCCGCGGCGCGTCGGGATTATCGGAGCATCCGGTATCCAGACTTCCTTGCCGTCCGCCTTCCGCTTGGTCCAGATGCGCTGGGCGTAGTATTTGTCGCCCCGGGGGTCCACCAGCATCAGCTCGCGGAAACGTGGTTCGGTCTCGTGGCTGTATGGGTCCCGGTCGGCCTTGGGCGCCGGCTCCTCCAGGATGGCCCACACCAGGGTCATCACGCCGTCAATCCGCATCGTGGACCAGTTGATCAGACTCTCGGCCGTCCACAGGTTCCAGTAGGGCCGCGCGCCGTCCGTGATGGGATACGCTACCTCTACGGCCAACCTCCCTGGCGTAAGCTGCTCCTGCAGCACGAGGCCCACAAAGGCATCGAACGTCACCCCAGAGAGCGTCACGTCCTCCATGTCCGCCTTCATCGACTCGGGCACCTCGAAGGATGTCTCCTTGCGCGTGACGGCCCCAGCCAGCCCGTTGACCGTCCGCTCCATCGCGTCATACCAGACGGCCCTGATGAGGTAGTCGTCGTATTCCTCCTTGTCTGGGTTGGCCTCGGTCCAGGGGAGATATGTGGTGGTGGCTGCCTTGACCGGCGTGGCTCCCCCGTAGGCGTCTCGGCACTTCACCCACTCGGGCTTTCTCAGCTCATACTCAGGATGGAGGGTATCAATCGGCATGGAACTCCTTTAGCCGTAGACGCGCTCGGAGACGAACACCGGGCGCTTGTGAGCCGTGGCCCAGTAGGCAATGGCCAGAGCGTCGGCGTGATCGGGCGACGGGTCCCCGGCCTTCTTCACGTCCTTCTTAGGCTGCGCCTTGATCTGGCCGGCAGACGTGAGAGAG